GTTTAAACCTTCAGAACTTAGTAAAGAAGTTATTACAGAATCTCTCAGACAAGATTACAATAAAGCTAGAAACTTATTACCGATTACAGAAATAGGTGTGGCTCAAACTAGATTGACTGGACAAAGATTAGAAGGAGGTTTTACTTCTCCAGATGAAATTCTTCAAGCAACCCAACAAAGAAGAGTTAATCAAACGCCGACAGTGGCTCCTCAACCAAGCGCCCTACGACAACAAGAACTTAATAAACTTCTGGGAATAGATTAAATACCAAACTTAATATGATCGGCACTACCATTTTTCTCAGCTATTTCTATTTCTTTAATAGCTTTTTCTACCAACCATTCAACCGTGTTAGCACGGGTTCTGTGAGTTAATGATGCAAGCTTGCCTAGTTTTTTGTGAGTCTCTTTGTTTACTCCGATGGTTACGTGGGTTGCCATTTAGCTTCTCCTGGTATGTTAATTCTTTCTTAAAATATATAAAAAATTGTATAATAAATTATGGGCTATAACAAGAACAAATACGGAGCTATAAAGGTGAAACTAGATGGTATCACATTTGATAGCAAATTAGAGGCAGCAAGATATAAATTCCTAAAAGAATTAGAATCTGCTGGCGCAGTATCAGACATAGAAGTTCACCCGCAGTTTCCATGTTTTGTTGAAGGTAAAAAAATCTGCACTTACATAGCAGACTTTAAATATAAAAACGTCAAAGGAGAAGAAGTCATAGAAGATACTAAGGGAGTATTGACTGATGTCTTTAAATTAAAAAAGAAATTAGTAGAAGCAATATACCCGGACGTAACCATAGAAGTAATTCACTCGCCTAGGGCCTAATGACTCAAAAAACCAGGACTTGTACGCTTTGCAAGAAAAGGCGGAAGATTAAATTTTTTGAAGCTAGAGAACAAGTTGGTGGTGGCATAACCTATCGTGGTCTTTGTAGAGATTGTCATGTCATAGACAGAAACAGAAAACGATCATCAAGTTACAAAAGCTTTTTAAATTTAATTCACAATCAACTAAGACATACTAGAGTTAGCAAGAATCCAGAGAAGGATTGGGAGATAACGCCAGAAGATTTGATAGAGATATGGGAAGAACAAGATGGTCTTTGTGCTTTATCTGGTGTATTAATGACACACTATCGAGATGGCAATGGCAAGAAGGACCTTAACGTAACCATAGATAGAATAGATCCAGAAGAATGGTACGTCAGATATAACATTCAATTGGTCTGTCAGCGTGCCAACATCATCAAACATACCTTGAGTGAGGACATGTTGCTCTGGTGGTGTGAAAATATTGTAAGAAATAAAAAGAAATAAAAAGTTTTTTTTATATGCAAAATATTTTTGTATATAATCCGCGCATGAATTTGAAGAATATACTCACCGGGAGTGCTGGGTATGTCGTTAGTGTCAGCTTCGCTCTATATATGTTGAACATATATTTAGCGATCTACACCTAAGCCAGTGCTTTACTTATAGATCTGTTTTATTTTATAGCCTTTCTCAGAGTTATTAAGGTTTATCATCTTGCGTTCTAATTTTGGTAATGATTTCCAAAACACTGGAGAGTGTTGGTAATCATATAAACCACAAACAGTACAACGACCGTTTTCCATACTGGTAGGCCAGTGGCAAGCGTTGATGCAAGGATAATCAGCGAGACTGGTAGTTTCGCCTCTAAGACTAGCTATGTTTTTAAATGTATCTAATTTAAATATTTTAGCCATTACGCACCTCTTTATAGAGATATGCGTATTATATAACGATTTTTATATATTTTTGCAAACTTTTTATTAAAAAGGTGTAGGGATTAAACCGAATATAAGCTCGTGGTCTGGACAATTTTTTATATCCATCTGCATTTTAGGATTCAACATTTTCTTTTGTTTGTCGCAATGCCACGTGGCTCCAGATACATCTATCAAAGGTCTTGAATGTTTGCAGTTTCTACAGTTTTTAAAAGGTGGTTCTGCCCTACCTAAATAAACTTCTCTAGATTCTTTTGGTAAGTTCTTAACTTTCCAATCGTTCTCACTCAAGAATAAATCTGGTGGCTCTGGCGCAGTAATAATTCTTTTGGCTTTCTCTATCAAAGAGACAAACAAATCATGATTGTATTTAATTACCTCAGTATAGATATCAGAATTGTTTTTGTTGTAAACCAAAGCCAATGACTTAGGTAATTTAAAAGCACCCATATAACAATGTACTTGCGCTTCATATTCTAGTGACCAACGCTCATAACTACTTTCACTAACTAGATTATTAAATCTTCTGTCATTGGAACTCTTAACTTCCAGGACCATAGAATCATCATCATGCTCTGGCAAGTTTTTAACTACGCCATCTATGTGCCCGGAGAAGTGATCGCCAAGTAAAGAAGCTTTGAACTGATCGCCTTTTTTATCTTGAGTATATACTTCTACGCCATCTGCTTTATTAAGATAGTCAATGACTACATCTTCAATAACATTACCTAGTTCTAAGATCCTAGATACTCTTGGCTCAAACTTATTTGGTGGTAAACACCATCTAAAATTTAACCACAACATTCTTTCATCTGGATTACCAATCTGACTCATACCTAAATATGGTCGATACTTTGGTGGTTCAGATAACATCACATGATCTATCATTTCATTTATTTTGCTCATAGAAATATCTCCTTATCGTCAAAAATTACTTTCTTTATATTAAAATATTTGCCTTCTCGTTTTATCCCAACAGACTTAACTCCTTTGAGAGCTCCTTGATTTATCTTAGCAGCTGCTTGCTCAGAAGTTCTGGGTACACCCCAGATTTTTGGATCTACTAAACGACACCAATGGTTGATTGCTAGTCCATGCATTCTTGAATGGCCAAACATAAGTGGCATCATTCTAGGCAAGAATTGATTATCAACATAAAAGAATACCTTACAATATTTGTTGCCATTTTTAGAGTCAGCGACAGTAGCACTAACACTGGTCACAACTTCTAAAGAACTCTTGTTTTTTTGTTTCTCATCAGAGATAACTGCTCCAGAATCTGCCTTGGTTTTCTTAGCTACCTTTCTTTCTTCCATAGGTACTAAGAAAGTTAAGAACTCTGCTACCGGGAACTCTTCATTGCACTCGACACATTTCTTTGCATGCGGTGGATTGACAGCTAAACAACTGCCACAGATTTTAGGTCTTCTTATTTTTACTTCTTGATCTGGCTTGGCTGTATCAATACAACCGTGTCTAGCAATGTTCTCGCCATAATCTAAAAGCAAACAATTATCTTTGCCTGGGTACAGTCGCATACCTCGACCACACATCTGAACGTAAAGCCCTAGGCTTTTAGTCGGTCTTAACATAGCAATACAATCTGTTCTGGGAGCGTCCCAACCTTCTGTTAAAACACCGACATTACAAACAGCATGTACTTTCCCAGATTCAAAATCTTCTAGTATTTGTTTTCTTTCTTCTCCAGGAGTTTCGCCAGTTAGTAATCTTGACTCAATCCCATGCTTCTGTAAGTGCATGTTCATTTTCATAGCATGCAATACTGATACGCAAAAGAATACGGAAGCTGTTCTGCCTTTGGTGTATGCCTTGTCCAACCAATCATTGATGATAGCGACAATAGTTTTATCGTCCATAGCTAACTTTTCTAGGTCGGATTCTTTGTAATCGCCACCTTTAAATTTAAGCTTGGCTTTACTAGCATCAATAATAGTATTGTCATCTACCTTGTAAGAAGTAATCCTAGCTAGATAACCTTGGTCTATTAAGTCTGGTATCTTTGCTTGATAAGCAATGTCATGAAAGAAATGATCTTTTCTTTTGCCATAAATGTAACCTTGACCCATACGATAAGGCGTAGCAGTACAACCTAGAACACGCATAGCTCGTTCAGCAGATAACTCATTGATTATCTTTTGATATCTAGTTTGTTCGTCTGGAGATATGTTATGGGCCTCATCAATGATGGTGTAATCAAAGTGTCCAACTTTTTTTAATCTAGATCCAGAAGCCAAAGTATCTCTTGAAGCTACAAGTATTTGAGAGTCTACCTCAGATCTTTTCAGCCCGGCTGATAGCACACCAACTG